GACATAGTAACTCAAATTCTTGTTGAGTAATGTGATTTTCAAGTAAACCAATTGTGTAAGTAGTTACATTTATGTTATATTTAGTATTAGTAATTTTCATAATTTCTATTTTTTAAAAGTAGTTATTTTGTTTATGTGATAATTTTAGTGTTGAGGTATATCACTCACTCTCTCTATTTACAATTTGTTTTTCAATATATTGTAAAGTAATTCCAAGTATTATTAGTATTATTAAATCATGTATCATAATAGTGTGACATTAGGTAGTTAAGTAAAGTATAGTAGTGGGCAAGTGTCACAGTTTTTACACTGTGTACTCGCGACCAAATGTTGGTACATTATTACTATTAGTGTAATTACCATACTTTTGAAAACAGTTCATTGTTTCAAACTTTTCTTGATTTGCACTATACACTGCATCATGATCATAAGTATATGTTTCACCTTTTTTATTTGTGAAAGTTACTAATACATTTTTTCCAATTAGTGTTTTTGAGATAACAAATCTTTTTTTGTTTAATGTTTCTTGAGACATAATATTTAATTTAAGTTATTTAATTTAATTTCATTTATATTATCTATATGGCCTCGTATTATAGTTGTAAAAAATGCTATACATGTCAAACTGTAAATGTAAAAACGCAAAAAATTCTGTACATTACAAAAAATAAATGGGGGCCTGGGTAAATTACAACGCATTTTATTTACGAGTACAGTAGTATATAGGTAGGGGCAACACTTTACTTCAAAATTTATAATACAATAAAATATGTAATTACTATTTTATAACGTTATAACTTAAAAAAATATAAACAATGGCATTCAAAATGAAAGGGTTCCCAATGATCGGCGGAACTAAACCTATGAAGATGGCAGTTAAGTCTGCTATGAAAATGAAAGCAGAAAAAGCTATGAAGCTTAAAGAAGAGGCTGCAATGAAGCTTAGAGAAAAAGCTGCAATGAAAGCTGCTAAACCAGATTACATAGACATCGATAAAGATGGTAATGAAACAGAATCTATGAAGAAAGCTGCAGCTGATAAAAAATCTGGCGACTCTCCTGATAAGATGAAAAAAGATTCTTCAATGAAGCTAAAGTCAGCTATGAAAGACGATAGATCTTTAATACAAAAAGCTAAAGATGAAGCTAAGCAAGTTAAATCTTTTATTAAAGGTGCTGGAGATATATTAGCAGACAAAGATTATTTCAGACCTGGCTTAGCGATTAAAGAAGGTAAAGAAGCATACGCTAAAACAGAGAAAGAGCAAGAAAGCAAAAGAACTGGCAGCAGCAGTCCTAAGCCTATGAAAAAAGACGCGGCTATGAAGGTAGGTCATTCTCCTAAGAAAGAAAAATTATCTTACGCTGAAGCAAAAGAAAAGAATCCTAACTTAGATAAGCTTATCAAAACTAGAAGTGGTGCTGCTAAGGGTAGTCCAGAGTATACTAAAGCTCAAAACGCTATTAACAAAGCTTATGGCGTTGGTAAAAGACATGTATCAACTAGAGGTTCTAAAATAGAAGCTCCTAAAACAGGTGATAAACTTTTATCTGGTGGCGATGCTAAAAAGCCAGTATCTACTGCGCCTAAGCCTAAAACAGGCAAAGCAAAAGTATTATCTAGCACTAAAACAAAAGTAAAGCCTAATAAAACTAAAACTGTTTCAGTTTCTAAAGGTGACGATGGTAAACTTACTGCCACAATGACTAAAGTTAAAAAGTCTGGTAAGACTAAAACTAAAACCCTTTCTAAAAGAAGAGCTGCTAGAATAGCTCGAAGAGAAGGAATAGTAGACTAAATCAATTATTAACCAATAAATAAAACCAAAATGACGTATTTGTATTACAAAACTAGTACGTGGACCGGAAATCCACAAATAAATGATAAAACCAAGGGCCAATGGGAACACCTTGCCAACAAAGAAAACTGGCGAATAACCCAATTACCTAATGGTTACTACCAAACTGAAGTAAATCACCCTGACGATGCTGACAAATGGTCAGATGTTACGCGTAGAGAGACTTTAGAAGGCGCAGAGTCCGCTATTGACGGTAGTGTTGAACATTTTAATAAAAAATTAGAGGCTACAAAAGGCCCAAAAGTTGTAAAATCGTTCAAAAAATAATAAAAACCTAATTTAATTTAATATAATGGAATATAATTTACCGAGTGAGATCGTAAAAGATCTTAATTTTGGCGATAATGCCAAAAACCGAATAATCGCAGGTGTTAATAAGTTAGCATCGGCAGTAAAATCAACCCTCGGCGCTTCTGGCAAGTGCGTAATCTATGAAGATAGCCGAGGAAAGCCAGTGATCACAAAAGATGGTGTTACAGTTGCGCAATCTGTAGTACTATTAGATCCCGTAGAGAACATTGGCGCCACTCTCATTAAAGAAGCTGCAAGCAAAACAGTCAAAGAAGCGGGTGACGGTACCACAACGGCTACCGTCTTGGCTGAAAGCTTGCTCCAAGAAGTTTACAAAACACTACAAACTAATAATGTTAGAGAAATTAAGCAAGGTATTGACATTGCTGTAGCTAATGTTATTAAATATCTTGACTCTATTAAAATAGAAGTTAACAATGATATGTTAGACCATGTGGCTAGTATTAGTTGTAACAACGACAAAGAGCTAGGTGCTATTATAGCAGAAGCTTATAAAACTGTAGGTAAAGAAGGTGTTGTACTTATGGAAGAATCTGACACAGAAGAAACGTATGTAGAGACTGTAGATGGTATTCAGTTTGACTGCGGTTTAATTTCTACTAACTTTGTAACTAATACTGATAAACAATGCTGCGATTTAGAAAGTCCGCTAATACTAATGTGCATGTCAGAAATACCTAACATACGTAAAATACAAAAAGTATTAGAGCATGTTATTAAAAATAATAGATCTTTATTAATTATAGCGCCAGTAGCTGATCAAGTTAAGTCTGCACTTATGATGAACAAAGTGAAAGGTAATATTAAAGTTAATATTATTGACCTGCCTGGCTTTGGCCCTACTAAAAAAGATACATGTGAAGATGTAGCTATATTAACAGGTGCTACGTTATTTAACGAAGAGCTTGGCGATGATCTTGATACTATTACTCCAGAGCATTTAGGTGAAGCTGAGTTTGTTAAAACTGACGAGAAAAATACTGTTATAACACTAGAAGAAATAACAGAAGATATAGAAGAGCGTATAGATCAAGTGGCCAAGCTAGTTGCTGATGAGAAAAACGGCTTTATGAAGAAAAAGCTAGAAGACAGACTTGCTATATTATCTGGTAGTGTAGCTATTGTTAAAGTAGGTGCTAACTCTAAAGTAGAGCTAAAAGAAAAGAAAGACAGAGTGGAAGACGCTGTGTACGCTGTTAAGGCTGCTTTGAAAGAAGGTATAGTGCCAGGAGGCGGTATAGCCCTCTTTAACGCGTCTCAAAAAATTTCGACCGATACGGTCGGTGAACAAGTGGTTGCTAATGCTATTATATCGCCTATGGCTACAATACTTGACAATGCAGGTATACCAACGGATATTGATATGCCAAACAAAGAAGGTGAAGGTATTAACGTTATAACCGGCGAAACCGTTAACATGGTATCTGAAGGTATTATAGATCCTGTACTTGTAACTAAGACAGCATTAACTAACGCTGCTTCAGTAGCATCGACAATAATTTCTGCTGATTGTGTAATTTCAAACGTACGTATAAATGAAGGCAGTTAATTATTATGTAGTTATCGATAAGATAAAACAAACGGAAAAAAAAGTTGCTGGCTTAATTATAAAAGAAGACGACGATGAAGACGTTAGATATTCTAAAGGTAAAGTAATATCAACTGGCAATTTAATAGATTTTATAAAAGATGGTGATGTTGTCTGGTACGATAAGCACGCTGGTCACGGAGTAGAATTTGAAGGCAAGCTTTATTTTGTTATTAAAGCAAGTGATATTGTACTAGTAGATTAAACATAAACCATAGTCCAAAAACTATAAACATAAAATCTAAAACAAATTAATTATTAATCCTTAAAAAAAAAGATATGATTCAAGGAGACAAACTTATGGTATTTCAAGCCGGAGCAGTAGATGCTAGCTCTGTAACATCTGCAGATGATGGTACCAACATCGATTTATGTGCACTTCCTGCTTCAGCTATTACTTCTGTATTTGCTGAAGAAGACTTTGTGTATATTTATTTTAAAGAAGCTGGTAGATTTGAGCTAGGTGTTGGAGCCGCTGACGGTACTGACGACCAAGTAAAAACTTTAGAGCAAACTTTTGTAAGACTAGGTGTTGCAGAAGACAAAGAAGTTGATGTTGTAAAAGACTTTGCTGCTTTAGCAGCTTCAGGCCAACACTACGCTAATGGCGTACCTGTATTTGATGCTGTAGCTGGTAAATATCCAATTAACAACGTTACTAGCGTTCAAATCAGACGTCACTTAACTGGACACGTTTTAGCGTAATAAGTGCGATTAACTAGTCACGATTTACGTGAATTAAAAATCCTAAAGTATTACAGGCTCACTAGAAAGTGGGCTTGTAAGACTTACGGGTTAACAGATGCCGAACTTGAATTACTAATATTTTTAGATTGTCAAGGTCGGTTTACAAGACAAGAATTTATAGATGGTACTTATACCATGAGCTGGGACAAGAAGCGTTGGGATAAACTAAGAAAACAAGGCTGGATAGAGGTCTGGCGTCATCGAAATCGAACTACGATTAAATACAGCGTCTTCAAAACCTCATTTAAATGCAGCCAACTTATAAGTAGAATATATCGTATCTTACTCGGAGAAGAAGACATGCCAGTATCAGATCGTAGTGTATTCTACAATAACAAATCATATACAGACAAAGTGTTTAATAAAGCTATTGATGATATGATAAAAGACCCTACAAGATAATGGCGTTTAAACTAGGTAACGAAAAAAGACAAATAAGAAGCTCTAGCAATACACCTATATTCAGAAAGAAGCTAGGTGAAGGCATCATGGGTGAAGCTAATAATGACGGATCTATATATGTTGATATTAACGTGCCTGAAGAAGAAGTTGAAAGAGTTGTTGTACATGAAGTGCAACATCAAACAGATATGAAAATAGGTAGAACAACTTACGATGACAACGCTGTATATCATCAAGGCCAAGTCTGGCCAAGAGGCGAAGGTTACATAACAGATCCAAATACAGGTAGAAAATACGAAGAAGGTGATAAACAATTACCTTGGGAAAATGACAAAGTATGATAAATAATTTAGTAGGTGGTTTATTTGGCAAGATAGTTGATAATGCCGAAGGTATACTTGATAAAGTAATAACTACAGATAAAGAAAGAGACGAAGCTAAATTAGCTTTAAAAAAATTACTATTAGACGCAGAGCGTGAAGCTTTTGCAAAAGAAGTTGAAGATCGTAAAGATGCGCGTGATCTATATAAAGACGATGCTGTTATTCAAAAGGTATTAGCAACATTGTTTACTGTAGCTTATTTTGGCATAACATTTGTAATGTTTAATTACTTTGTTACAAAGTCAATAAACTTAGGTGAATTTGAAATAAGCTTTATATCAACAATATTTGGCGCTATGAGCGCTAAAGTAAACACAATAATAGACTTCTTCTTCGGTGGAAGTTCAAAGAAAAACGAACAAATAAAAGAAAAATAAAATGGGACAAAACTCACAAGACATAGCATATAACCTTGGGCAAATGGGTAGTGCTTACACTGATTTAGCTAAGCCAATAGTTCCACCAGCAGGTTTAGTTATAGTTGCTATAACTTTTTTAGACGACAACACACCAACTGTTTTAACTTCTGAAAAACTAGATAGACACGGGCCTAACTTTATAAACATACAAGGTACTAGTGGAGATATTCAAGTTGCAGATCAATTTGCAAACTTTAACGGTATTCATGCTAGTGATATTCCTGACGTTAATAGAAATGCTGGTAACGATGTAACGTTAACAACTGGTAGTGATAAAGTTCAAGTTGGCCAATATGTTTTATTAGTTAATCAAGGTGATACTGATACTACTGGTATAACAATTGATGCTGAAACTCCAGTTCCAATAATCCAAGGACCAAACAAGCAAGGCGTTAGAGTGACAGAGGTTCAAGATGAAACTACAATAGTATTAGATGGTGATATAACTCCAAGCACTCAAGGCTTAATATTTTTAGACAGTGTTCATGGTGCTGGTGGTTTAACAGTTTCAGGTCAAGTATTTCCAAAAGGAATTACTATATATGGTAGATGGACACACTTTACTCCTTCTGCAGCTGGTGTAATCTGCTACTTTGGCATATAATGCCGATATTAACTTATATAAGTGATATACCTTTGTTTACTACTAAAACAGAGGCTTTGCGTTATGGTGCTAAAACTACGCCTAAAATGCTAGGTTATCATACTCATGTTCACGAAGGCGTAACAGGTTATATGGCTGGGTACTTTCACCCTAGCCCTATTGAAAAATCTACCTCACAACAAGAAACAAGACCTTCTTACAATAATTATCTATCTGATGTTTTATTAGCTGTAAACTCTATCGAAGAAGAAATAATAGTACTTGAAAGAGACAAAGAAGAAGCTGAATACGTTGTTGATTATGAAACTGAAAAAGATAGAGATAGATTTGATAAAATTATTAAAGATAGAATAGAAACTATTAAGCAGTCTTTAGAGTATTTATTTGACGAAAAAGGTAGAATAAAAGATATTGAATATTTAGTGCAACAATTATCTTCATCTGAGTTTAAAGAGTTATTAGATAAAAAAGAAATAGATTTAAATATAAAACAAAAAACTGAAAGCACAGTTCAAGCAGTAAATCAAATAGCTGTTAGCGCAGAACCTATAAAGCAAGATGATAGCGAAACGATTGTAGAAGAAGTTGTAGAGCAGCAAGCTGAGCAAATACAAGAGCAAATCCTTGCAAATCAAAGAAAACTTGCAGCTAGACTACGCAAAGAACAGTTTGAGAAAAAAGTAAAAGAAGATATTGCAAAAATTTCATCAGATCAAAAGTTGTCTGAAGAAGATTTGAAACGAGAACAAGAAAGACTTAAAAAGCTACAAGAGCTTGAGAGAGAATTAAGGGCTTCAAGTAGCGGTGGCGGAGGATATTAAAATTAACTTAAATTAAATAAAATGGCAAAAAGAAAAACACCAAAAGTAAAAGAAGACATTATTGATTTAACAAAAGCAACAAACATAGAGCAAAGCGAGCTAGAGTCTTTGCAACAAGTTGTTAAATCATTAGACATGGCTCATAGAGAAATAGGTATATTAGAGCATAAAAAACATTTAATAAGCCATGATATACTTACTATAAACAAATTTATAGAAGAAACTAAAAAAGGTTTTGAAAAAAAGTATGGCTCTTGCGATATTGATATTAAAACTGGAGAAATTAAATATAATGAAGATGGAGACAACAAAACTAATAAGAAAGATAACGATAGGTAAAGATTACAAAATAGATTCAATGCACTACTCTGTAGGGCAAGAAGTTTACGGAGGCCACACTATTTGCGATATTGTTGAAGAGTCTGAGAAATACAGTATTTACATTAGAAAAAATAAAGATGTTATGCCTTGGAAAGACTTTAATAAAAACATGGCTGTATCTGTAGAATATAATCTTGAATATTAGTGAGAGCAATAAACAACTATATAGTAGAACCTATTGGTAATAGATATAATAACTATGTTAGTGTCGGTGATAAAAAATTAATAACTAATACTAGCATAGAAAAATCTGAACACGTTAATAGATTAGCAAAAATAATATCTTTACCTACTGCTTTTGAAACTGAACTACAGGTTGATGATATAGTATTAATCCATCATAACGTGTTTAGAAGATGGTATGACGTAAAAGGTAGAGAAAGAAACAGTAAAAGTTATTTTGAAAATAACAAATACTTTGTACAGCCAGATCAAGTATACGCGTATAACAGGCATACTAACTGGAGTAGATTTAAAGAGAGAACTTGGAAGCCTTTAGAAGGATATTGCTTTATACAGCCTTTTACAGAAGAGCTATCTATGAATAGAAAAATAGAGCATCCTAATAAAGGTATTGTTATATACGGTAACGAAGAGTTTAACAAAGGTGATGTAGTTAGCTATACTCCTTTTTCTCAATACGAATTTGTATTAGAAGGCAAAAGACTTTTTAGAGTGCAAAATAAATTTATTACAATTAAATATGAATATCAAGGAGACGAAAAAGTTTATAATCCAAGCTGGGCACAAAGCAGTTAAAGAGTTAATTAAAGTTGCAGAAGAGCAAATAATAACTAACACTGAAGATGATGTTTCGTCTGATAGACTTAAAAATGCAGCTGCTACTAAAAAATTAGCTATATTCGATGCTTTTGAAATACTTAACCGTATACAAGAAGAAGAGAATATATTAGAAGGCAAAGAGCCTGAAGATAAAAAAGAAAGAGTGTTTAAAGGCTTCGCTGAAGGAAGATCTAAGTAATGTACGATCAAACACTATATAAAATTGTTGAACCAGTTAAGAAGACTACAATAAGTCGACTTAACAAAAAACGTAAATGGGAATATGGATACAATAAAGAAAACAATATCGTTGTCATATCAAAAACTGGTAGAATTGGTGAGATCATTGAAATACAAGGGCTGCAAATTGCTTTGCCGTTGGAACCAATGCGAGTGCACTCCAATGAAATAAAAAAATGGAAAAAGTTTGATTATCCTAAAGAGTTAGGCAAACTTAAAAGTATATTTGATTGGAGAAGTTATCCAGAAGAATCAAAAGACCAGTGGTACGATTATATAGATGATGAATTTAAACGTCGTGACGAAGGCTTTTGGTTTAATAATAACGGTAAGTCTACGTATATAACAGGTAGTCACTACATGTATCTTCAGTGGAGCAAGATTGATGTTGGAGCTCCAGACTTTAGAGAAGCTAATAGGTTGTTTTTTATATTTTGGGAAGCTTGTAAAGCAGACACTAGGTGCTACGGTATGTGTTATTTAAAAAATAGACGTAGTGGTTTTTCGTTTATGAGCTCGGCTGAGACTGTTAACTTAGCCACTATTTCGAGTGATGCTAGATATGGAATATTATCTAAAAGTGGTGCTGATGCTAAAAAAATGTTTACCGACAAAGTTGTACCAATATCTGTCAACTATCCGTTTTTCTTTAAGCCGATACAAGACGGTATGGACAGACCTAAAAGTGAACTTGCTTATAGGGTTCCTGCAAGTAAGTTTACGCGTAGAAAAATTGTGGCGAACGAAAAGCAAGAAGAGCTGGTTGGACTTGATACTACTATTGATTGGAAAAATACAGGTGATAACAGCTATGACGGTGAAAAACTTAATTTGCTAGTACACGACGAAAGTGGTAAGTGGGAAAGACCTGACAATATACTAAACAACTGGAGAGTAACTAAAACTTGTTTAAGGTTAGGTGCTCGAGTTGTAGGCAAGTGCATGATGGGATCTACAAGTAACTCGTTAGACAAAGGTGGAGACAACTTTAAAAAACTATACAATGATTCAGATGTTCGCAAACGGAACCGCAATGGACAGACAAAGTCTGGTTTATATTCTTTGTTTATACCAATGGAATGGAACTATGAAGGATTTATTGACGAATATGGACAACCAGTTTTTAATAATCCAAATAATGATGTCTTCGGACCACACGGCCAATTAATAGATACAGGTGTAATAAATCATTGGGAAAATGAAGCTGATGGATTAAAAGGTGATCAAGACGCGCTAAACGAATTTTACAGACAGTTTCCAAGAACTGAAGAGCACGCGTTTAGAGATGAAACAAAAAATAGCTTATTTAATTTAATTAAGATTTATGAGCAAATAGATTATAACGAAGGAATAAGAAACTCTGCCGTAGTAACACAAGGCAGTTTTCAATGGTTTGGTGGAGTTAAAGACACTAGAGTTGTTTTTAATCCAGATCCAACTGGAAGGTTTAAAGTTAGCTGGGTACCTAATATAAATCTTCAAAATAGAGTGATAATAAAAAATGGAGTTAAATATCCTGGAAATGAACATGTGGGAGCTTTTGGTTGCGATAGCTATGATATTAGCGGTACTGTTGATGGTAGAGGATCCAACGGATCTCTTCATGGACTAACTAAATTTAGCATGGAAGATGCTCCTGCTAACACGTTTTTTTTAGAATATATAGCTAGACCACAAACCGCTGAAATGTTTTTTGAAGACGTACTAATGGCATTAGTGTTTTACGGTATGCCTATTCTTGCAGAAAACAACAAGCCAAGACTTTTGTACTATCTAAAAAGAAGAGGGTATAGAGGTTTTAGTATGAACAGACCTGATAAGATTTGGAATAAACTATCAACAACTGAAAAAGAAGTTGGTGGTATGCCGAACTCAAGTGAAGATATTAAACAAGCTCATGCGGCTGCTATTGAAATGTATATTAACGACCATGTAGGTATAAAAGAAGACGGTAATTATGGTAATGTATACTTTAATGAAACATTAACTGATTGGGCAAAGTTTGATATAAATAAAAGAACAAAGCATGATGCTTCTATAAGTAGTGGTTTAGCGATAATGGGTTGTAATAGACATTTATATTCTCCAGTATCTAATAAATCTCTACCAAAGATAAATATAAATATAGCTAGATTTAGTAATGACGGCTATATGTCAAAGATAATTAAATAAATATGAGGTCACCAAATAATTATTTTCCAAATCAAGCTGTTAGCGATATAGAAAAAGTAAGCTATGACTATGGTTTAAAAATAGCTAAAGCCATAGAGGCTGAATGGTTTTACAGTAGTAACGATGGTCAAAACTATTATTCAAGAAGATATACTTCAAACGGCGACACGTTTAGAAGTTTAAGACTTTATGCTAGAGGCGAGCAGCCTATACAAAAATACAAAGACGAGCTTTCAATAAACGGTGACTTAAGTTATTTAAACTTAGACTGGAAGCCTGTTCCAATTATACCTAAGTTTGTAGATATTGTTGTTAACGGTATGTCTGATAAAGATTATTCAGTTAAAGCGTTTTCTCAAGATCCATACGGTGCTAGTAAAAGAACTGAGTACATGGAATCAATACTCAAAGACATGAAGCTAAAAGAATTAAAAGACTTTTCGCTTAAAGAACTTGGAGTAAATATGTTTGAAAATAATCCAGAAGAACTACCTGATAGTGTAGAAGAATTAGGATTACACATGCAGCTAAGTTATAAGCAAGAAGCTGAAATAGCTCAAGAGCAGGCTTTAAATGTTTTATTAAAAGGTAATAAATTTGACTTAATAAAACGTAGATTTTTTTATGATTTAGCTGTTATTGGTATTGGTGCTGTTAAAACGTCTTTTAATACATCAGAAGGCATTGTTTTAGATTATGTTGATCCTGCTAATTTAGTTTATTCTACTACTGATTCACCTTTCTTTGATGATGTATATTATGCTGGTGAAGTAAAAGATGTGCCAATAAATGAACTTGCCAAGCAATTTCCTTTTCTAACTGAAGAAGATTTAAAAGAAATATCTGATAAAAACTCAAAAAGATATAATGCTAATAAGTACGAGCGTAAATCTCAAGATAACAACATTGTTCAAGTTTTATATTTTAATTACAAAACATACATGAATAATGTTTATAAAATTAAAGAAACTGCCACGGGCTCTGAAAAAGCTATTGAAAAAGATGATACTTTTAACCCGCCTGAAAATGAAAATTTTCAAAGAATATCAAAGCAAGTAGAAGTTTTATACGATGGCGCTTATATATTAGGCGCGCAAAAGCTTTTAAAATGGGAGCTTTGTAAAAACATGATTCGACCTAAAAGTGATTATAGCAAAGTTAAAATGAACTACAGTATAGTCGCGCCACGTATGTACGAAGGTAGAATAGAAAGTTTAGTTAGTCGTATTACTGGTTTTGCTGATATGATACAGCTTACACATTTAAAAATACAACAAGTAATGGCTAAAATAATACCTGATGGTATTTATTTAGATGCTGATGGCTTAGCTGAAATAGATTTAGGTAATGGCACAAACTATAGTCCGCAAGAAGCTTTAAACATGTTTTTTCAAACAGGTAGTGTTATTGGTAGATCGTTTACTCAAGATGGCGATAGAAATCCTGGTAAAGTGCCAATACAAGAAATAAGAAATAGTAATGGCGGTAGCAAAATGCAAGCTTTAATAGGTAACTACAATTATTACTTGCAAATGATTAGAGATACAACCGGGCTTAATGAAGCTAGAGACGGTGGTACGCCTGATAAAAATGCTTTAGTTGGATTACAAAAGCTAGCGGCTCAAAACTCAAACACTGCGACTAGACATATACTACAAGCTGGTATGTTTTTAGTTTCTGACACTTTAGAATCTATGTCACTTAGAATATCTGATGTATTAGAGTTTTCTCCTACAAAAGAAGCTTTTGTTCACGCTATAGGATCTCATAGTGTTGCAAGTTTAGAAGAGCTTAGTCAAATGCACTTGTATGACTTTGGTATATTTTTAGAAGTAGCACCAGATGAAGAAGAAAAACAAAGATTAGAGAATAATATACAAATGTCTATACAACAACAAAGTATAGATCTTGAAGATGCTATAGATATTAGACAGGTAAAAAATGTTAAGTTAGCTAATCAAGTACTAAAACTAAGACGCAAGAAAAAACAAGAAGCAGCTGCAGCAGCGCAGAAAGCTAACATACAAAAGCAAGCACAGACTAATGCTCAGCAGCAGCAGTTAGCCGCACAGCTAGAACAGCAAAAACACGCAAGTAAAGCTCAAGCTGATATACAAGTAGAACAAGCTAAAGCTCAGTTTAAAGAAAAGTCAATGCAGCAAGAAGTAGAGCTTAAAAAACAATTAATGGCTTTAGAGTTTCAGTATAATCAGCAAATACAAAACATGCAGTCTGAGAATTTAAAAAATAGAGAAACTAAAAAAGAAGACAGAAAAGACGAAAGAACTAAAATACAAGCAAGTCAACAATCAGAGCTTATAGATCAAAGAAAAACAGGTGGTTCACCTAAAAAGTTTGAGTCATCAGGTAATGATATACTTGGAAGTGGATTTGGTATGGAGTCTTTTAGTCCAAAATAAACTTTAACTAATTTTATATTATATTATGGAAGAAAATAACGAAAACGTTGTTGAGCAAGTAGAAGAAACTGTTGAACAACCTCAGCAAGAAGAACAAGCTGTAGATGAAACTAAGTTTGATAGCGCTGGTGATGAAAGTGTTATTAAAATAGATTTAAGTAAACCAATTGAAAATGAAAACCAAGAAGAAACAACAAAAGTTACAGATGGAGCAACTGACGACGCAGGAGTGGTTGGAAGCGATGAAAGTGCCGCTACCAGCGAGGAACAAGAAGAAGTACCGCAGGAAGCAGAAGCACAAGAACAAAGTGTTGTAGAAGAAATAACAGACGAGCCAATAGAGCAAGAAGAAGTAGTTGAAAATCCTGCAGAGCTAGAAGTTGGTATTAATGAGTCTGGAAATTTACAAGTAAAAGTTCCTGGTAATTTAGAAAAGCTAGTAGACTTTATGGAAGAAACTGGTGGTAGTTTAGAAGATTATGTTAGACTAAACCAAGATTATTCAGAAATAGATAATGATACTGTATTAAGAGAGTATTATAAAAAAACTAAGCCACATTTAAATGGCGAAGAAGTAAGTTTTTTAATGGAAGATCAATTTAGCTTTGATGAAGAAGTTGATGACGATAGAGAAATTAGAAGAAAAAAGTTAGCGTTAAAAGAGCAGGTTGCAGACGCTAGATCCTTTTTAGACGGGCAAAAGTCTAAGTATTATGAAGAAATTAAAAATGGTTCTAAGCTAACAAAAGAACAGCAAGAAGCAATTAGTTTTTTCAACGATTATAACGCTAAGTCTGAACAGACTAAAACTTTAACTAATAAACAAAAATCTGTATTTAAGCAAAAAACAGAAAATGTTTTTAACGACAAGTTCAAAGGTTTTGAATATAACGTCGGTGATAAAAAATATAGATTTAATGTTAACGATGTTAATGCTGTTAAGCAAAATCAAGGTGACATTAACAATTTTCTTGGAAAGTTTCTAGGAAAAGATGGAACAATAGATAATGCTACAGGTTATCACAAGTCTATATTTACAGCTATGAACGCTGATGCTATTGCTAAGCATTTTTATGAGCAAGGCAAAGCAGATGCTGTAAAAGATAGTGTTAACAAAGCAAAAAACATTGATATGGAGCCAAGATCAACTCATAAAGAGTTTGGTGATGGTGAAGTTAAGTTTAGAGTTTTAGGTGATAATAGTTCAGATTTTAAGTTTAAAATTAAAAAAAAGTAAATAACATTTAAAATTTAACGATTATGCCAAATCAATTATCATTTGGTCCTAATTTGAATAGCGTGCCTGCACCACAACAGCAGACTTTAGCTACTAATTATTTGGACCTAGCTGGAACAACCGGAGAAGGTTGGGCACAGCAATATTTACCAGACCTAATGGAGAAAGAGGCTGAAGTGTTCGGACCAAGAACTATTTCAGGATTTTTATCTCAAATAGGTGCTGAAGAGTCTATGACTGCTGACCAAGTTGTTTGGTCTGAGCAAGGTAGATTACATTTATCTTATACTGGAGCTGTAGTAGATCTTGCCGGTGTTCAACACGGTACAGGTGCTGCTTCAACTACACTAATTGTTGAATCAGATATTGACGGAAACGTTTTATCTACTACTGCTGGTGTAACAGACCACGGTATTAGAGTTAACGATACTATTATCGTTGCTAACTCTACAGAGGTTCATAAATGTTTAGTTGTAGCTGTTAGAGCTGCAGGTGGTACAGCCCCTGAAATCGATGTTGCTCCTTATGGAGTTGCAAACTTAACTAATAATGCTACTACTCAAACGTCAAACGGAACTACTATATTAGTTTATGGTTCTGAGTTTAGTAAAGGTGGTTCTTATCAAACTAGTTCTACTGGTGCTGGTACTTCTGCCGCTACTAACACAAGAGGCGCTAATGAGCCAGACTTTAAGTCTTTCTCAAACAAGCCAATTATCATGAAAGACTACTACGAAGTATCTGGATCAGATGCATCTCGTATTGGTTGGGTAGAAGTTGCTTCTGAAATGGGTGCTTCTGGTTACTTATGGTACTTAAAAGCTGAGTCTGATACTCGTGCTCGTTTTACTGACTATGTAGAAATGTCTATGTTAGAAGCTGAACTTGCTGTAACTGGCACTTCTTTAGTTGATGGCTCTGACTTACTTCCAGGATCTACAGCTGGTCAAGCTGGTGTTGGTACTGAAGGTTTATTTGCAGCTCTTGAAGACAGAGGTAACATTACCGCTGGTATTAACGGCATTAACCCTGCTATTGACTTAAATGAATTTGATGCTATTTTAGCTGAGTTCGATAAGCAAGGAGCTATTGAAGAAAACATGATCTTCTGTAACAGAGGTGTATCTCTTGCTATTGATGATATGCTAGCTTCAATGAACGGTTACTACGCTGGTGGTACTTCTTACGGAGTATTTGATAACTCTGAAGATATGGCTTTAAACTTAGGTTTCTCTGGATTCCGAAGAGGTTCTTATGACTTCTATAAGTCTGACTTCAGATACTTAAATGACAAAGCTACTCGTGGTGGTATTAATACTGCTGCTGGCGCTAACGCTATCAGAGGATTATTTATTCCAGCTGGTACTTCAACTGTATACGATCAAATGTTAGGTAAAAACATTAAGCGTCCGTTCTTACACGTGCGTTTCCGTGCTTCTCAAACTGATGACCGTAGAATGAAGTCGTGGGTTACTGGATCTGTTGGAGCTGCTACAGCTGCATTAGATGCAATGCAAATTCACTTCTTAACTGAAAGATGTTTAGTAGTACAAGGTGCTAATAACTTCGTGTTAATGAAGTAAATTAATTATGGTCGAGGGCTACGGCCCTCGATCTTTTTTTAACTTTTATTATATTATATTATGGCAAAAAAACAAACTGCAGCAAAAGCTGCGCCGAAAGTTGAAGTAGCACAACCAGAAATTAAAGCTACAAATGAAATGGTAGAGGTAGTTATAGAAAAACCTCAACCTAAAAAACCTAAGTGGGAAATAAAAGATAGAATGTACTATCTTAAAGGAAACAAAAAACCTATATCAAGATCTATTAAGTCTTCAGGTATTTATTGGTTTGACGAAGAAAAAGGTTACGAAAGAGAGTTGAAGAATTGTGAAAATCAAAGAACTTCTTTTGTAGACGAAATGCAAGGTGATCAAAGATTAGAACACATAGTGTTTAGATCTGGAAGTTTATACGTGCCTAAAGCAAAAACAGTTTTACAAAAACTACTTTCTTTATACCACCCTGATAAAGATAGAATATATTACGAGCACAAACCTGTCGCTGTAGCTGAAAATGAGCTTGATGTTTTAGAAATGGAAATAGAAGCTTTAGATTTAGCTAGAAAAATTGATATAGATTTAGCTGAAGCTATCATGAGAGCAGAAGTAGGTTCTAGAGTCAATAAGTTAAGCTCTAAAGAACTTAAAAGAGATTTGCTGCTATTTGCACGTAAAAATCCTAGACTGTTCTTAGAATTAGCCGCTGATGACAATGTGCAGCTTAGAAACTTTGGTATTAGAGCTACTGAGCTTGGAATTATTACACTTTCAACAGATCAGAGAAACTTTTTATGGGGATCTACTGGTAGAAAGTTAATGACTGTTCCATTTGACGAGCACCCATATACAGCTCTTGCTCACTGGTTTAAAACTGACGAAGGTATGGAGATATACTCCAACATAGAAAAGCGCTTAAATGCGTAATCATTTATAGAAGAGTAACCACTCTTCGGGGTGGTTACTTAACTATAAAAAAATACAACATGCCGGTAAATATTAACACAGTATATCAAAGAGTTTTAGATATTGCTAATAAAGAGCAAAGAGGATATATAACACCTAAGCAGTTTAATATATTTGCTGAGCAAGCTCAAATGGAAATATTTGATAGCTATTTTTATAGCAGTGAAGTATATGGAAGGACAAAGCCTAACGATATTGAACACTCAGATCGTCAAGACATTATTCAAGAAAAAATAGAGTTTTTTCAAAAAGAAATTTATGGTGCAGAAATAGCTTATCAGCCAGATGGCTTTAGAAGATATTTAATGTATACTCCTGATGATTTCTATAAAATAGAAACTGTTTTAGTTGCTGATACATCTAGTAACAATTTATCGCCAGCAGAGTTTAGAGAAGGGGAATACACTGGTAGAGACGCGCTTGCTGTTTATAATCAAATACCTCCATCTCAAGAAAACTTTGAATATATTGATGAAGGACAAGTTTATGGTCCTAAAGCATACGTAGTTAATGAAGCTGAATATGTTAGTAAGAAAGAACTTATTAATATAATGGGTAATTCTTTAACTAGACCTACCATGAAAAGACCTGTTTACACTTTTGAAGGTAGACATAAAGACTTTATTAGAGTTTTTGGTAAAGATGGTTATCCTGATAACTATAGAGGTACTCAAAGATATTTTTTAGATCCTAGCTTTCCTGGTCATCTTAACAATAACGAACTAATACCACCAGGTGATGGTAGAAGTCCTAGATTTAGAAACTTTGATCACAATGGAATATTAGATGTTGCTAATATATCACCTGAACTTTTAATAATAAACTATATTAGAAAACCAAAAACTCCTAGATGGGGTTATCAAGAGCAAGACTTAGGTCAAAGTAGATCACCAGTTTATGTACCTTTCTTTTCAACAAATTTTGAGCTACATGATTCAGAAGGTTCTAGTTTAGTTAATAAAATACTAGAGCTTTCAGGCGTTCACTTAAAACAAGCTGACATATCTCAAGTTGGTAGAACAAAAGGTCAAGAAAAATCACAAATGAGAAATAGATAATATGGCACAAGATTTTAGATTTGATAGAGAATACTATGGTGATAGATCAATAGACCCAGGCGATGGATTTAAAGGTGGACACGGATATTCGTTTACTTCTTTACAAGACTTTCTTAATGGTTTTATGGTTTCTTATGTTGGCGAAGATAAAATAATAAGAAAAGCTAATAGAACTGAAGTATCTTTTTTTGCGCAGAGAGGCCTACAAGAATTAAGTTACGATACTTTAAAATCTTATGCAGCGCAAGAGTTTACCGTGCCTAACAACTTGTCTTTTATATTGCCAAAAGATTACGTGCAGTACACTAAAGTTTCAGTTGTTGATGGCAACGGTTTGTACAGACCTTTATATCCAGAAAGAAGGACTGGCAACGCTTTTGCCATGGTACAAGATAAAGATGGTTTTCCTGATTTTGATACAGGTGATAATGGAGCTAACGACGGCGGTGGTCCTGACGGGTTTGATGATGTTTTTAGAATGCGTCAAAAAGCTCAAATAATAATTACTTGTAGGATAAGAAGCCTTGGTGCAACATCGGTAGATAACCCTATATATAGACTTTCTGACTTTACTGTAGGTACAGCTGAAGATGTTAAAAAAGGTTTAATGATAGAACAAAATAGAGACTATTCTAACGTTTTATTCAATAATACTTTTAGAGGTGGAAGAAACATTGTTCAAGTTAGAAGAGACGCTTCTGGCGGTAACGACATTGCGCCACTAGTTCGCATGAACGAATTTATTGGTACTGGTATTGATGAAACTATAAGCTTTGTAATACACGAGTCTGAAGCTTTAAAAAAATACAAATCAAGCTCTAGCAGCGTAAATAGCAATACTGTTTCTTATGATCCAAACGTTGATAATGATCTTATGGACGTTTATGGCAGAAGATATGGTTTGCCATCTGAAAGAGCTCAAATAAATGGATCTTACTACATAGATCATAGAACAGGTACAATACGCTTTGGATCTGTTTTAATTGGACAAACTGTAGTCTTAGAATATTTAAGTGATTCATTGTCTAGTGAAAATATGATGATAGTACACAAGTTTGCAGAAGAAGCATTGTATAAGCATGTTCAATATAACTTAGCTTCTGTTAGGTCTTATGTTACAGCAAACATGTTAAATTTGTTGAAAAAGGAAGCTAGAGCAGCTAAAAGAAACGCTAAGCTAAGACTATCAAACTTTAAGATAGAAGAGTTTGCGCAAGTATTAAGAAATCAAAACAAGTTTATTAAGCATTAAGTATGGCTGAATTAAAAAGAACTTTTGTTAAAGGCGGAATGAATCTTGACCTTGATGAGAGGCTAGTAGGCCAAGGTTTATATCGTGAAGCTATAAATATTAGAGTTAGTAGTTCTTCTGAAGGTAACGAAGGCTCGTTAGAAACTGTAAAAGGTAGCTTTCTTGTTGCTCCAGGAGATTTATGGGATCATCAACTTGGATTTGGCCCTAGAAATACTTTTGGAAGAACAGTAGGTACAGCTGTAGATAAAACAAACGATAAAGCTTACCATTTTATTCAGCAGCATGTTTATGTTAATTTTCTTCAGCAAGAGCCAGAAGGTTCTTTTAGCAATAGAGATGTAGCAATAATAGCAGATGCAATATACGAATATATACCAACAGGTGGCGCTGCAGCTGGAGACATAGACTTAGTGTTTAACGATGTTTATGAAATAAGAACTGTTGTTGAAAGCACTAATGTAGACGACAATGGATCATATATACAACTTCCTGCTGGTGGGCTGCAAGACTTAGACATTAGAGAAGATATGCGTATTCTTCAAGGGCAAGCTGCTATTGGAAACCCATTGTTAGTTAATGATTATGTTGATGGCGCGGCTTTAAATGGTAACCACCGTGATCCTAGTAATTTAGGTATAGATGCTTTTTATGTTGACTATGTTGATAGAGCTACTGATAGGGTTTATGTAAAAGACGATCAAGGTGTTTTTGGAGCTTCTTTGGCTGGCGCAATGCAATATGCTACTTTTAGATCAAAAAGAATACTTAACTTTGATCTTGCTAATAGATATATAACAGGTATAAATGTTTTTGACGGATTAATATTTTTTACAGACGGTAAACATGAGCCTAAAAAAATAAATATAAAACGATCTAAAGTAGGTACTTTATCAGCTGTTTCTGTATATCCAGACTGGATTAGTGATAGAAGATTTTTTCACACTAGACTTTTATTAGAAAATATTGATAACATAGCAGGCTTTCGAGGTGTACCATACTACGATTTTTTTGGTAACATAGACAACGGTACTGGCGGTGTTATTGAATCACACTGTACTGTTATAAGACCAAATCCAGAAGAACATTTAAAAGTCTTAACTGATGTTGGTGAAGTTATTGTAGAAGACACTAGAATTACAGGCTCTAGAAAAGCTGTTATGACACATCCTTTTCCAATACATCCAGTTTGGGGTCAAGGAAAAATACTTCAATTTGTTGTTGCTTTTGCAAATGAAAACGCATTTTATGATGAAGCTGGAAACTTAATGTATGCAGGTTCAGCTAGTGGTGCATCAATTAATTTTGTAGACGATTATTATAATCTTAACTTTTTGTTTGGTGGCGGTAATTTTGCTCAAGCCGAAGTGCAAGAAACAAGAAACTCATTATGCTTAGATGTGCCTGACGCTTTAGCTTATGCTAACTTTGCAAACAGTCTTGGAGGGCCTAATGCGATTGGTAATGGTGGTGAACCTGTAACACCTACAGAAGGCGTAGGTGGTGGTACTCATGCTAGTGGACAATGGGAGGTTGGCGGACCTAATGAAATGACTGCAGACTCGCTTGTTTACCCGGCATACGGCCAAGGTAATGTTGCTGGGGCTGGTAATGGAGATGGTGAGACAAATAATCCTTATCCATTGTTTTATAAATATTTAAATACTGGCTTACATAAATACGAACAAGTATGGCCAATATTTTCGCTTATTGATCCTAGTGTAGAAAATTTAATAGCACCAGGTCCTATGGCCGTAGCTGGTAATATTGATTTTGATTCTAGTTTAAATCTTGATGATTTGGCTTTAGGAGATATTTGGGTTTTATACGCAGGAACTGCGGCAACTAGAGGAGGCGACGCACTTAACGTTCCGCATGCTAATCCTAACAGTAATGTATTAACTTATTTTGAGCCTACAGCTAGTTTTACTGGCGCAAATTCTAACATAGCAGAAACTGCAGCAGCTATGTATGACTTTGCTCTTAATACTGATAATCATCCAATTAATCAATCTTATCATTTAGGAGGTATTCTTGGGGCAACAAACGTTGTAGGTGGCGAGCAAAACTTAGCTACTGTTAGTAATTATTGGGGCCTTGGAGGTGATCCTGAAGGTCCGCTAAGAGATTATGTACATAACGGTAGAATTGATTTAGACGAAAATAATTTATATAGACCTACTGGGCCTGGAAGATTTGTAGTTCAACCTCACGGTTTTGAAGTTGGTGATATTGTAATATTAGAAGGGCAAGGTAATACTAGGCATGACATGACTGTAGGTAGATATACAGACGTTGATGTAGATGGTAATGAGTTTTACACTCCTGCTAGCGTATTATCAAGAGGTGGCAGTATGTTTGGCGGTGTAAATCCAGCTGACTGGTCGATACTTAATCAAGGTCATCAAGACAGTCTACCTGGATCAAGCGTTCAACACTCAAACCTAAGCGATCCTGCAGGTAATGGTGTTACAAACTTTAGGTATGCTACAAGAAAGCATGATGGTTTTGCTGATAGAGTTAAAGCTAAAATAGTAGGTATAGAACATGTAAACATGCGTGACAGTGGATATACTGTAAATGGAATTAATGTTGCCGCTAATGAAGATGGTACTGATGGTTGGAAAGATAATTTAGGTAATTCTTATAATGATCTTAGAAATAAGTTTATATTTTTAAGAGATGAATTTGTTGGTAACCTTATAAACGACGGTACGCCTGACGTTGTACATGATGTAACATTAGATGATGGTTCAGAAGTATCTTTACAACCTAGTTTCTTTTCAACATCTCATTACGCTAGCCAATATATTATAACTATTTCTATAGAAGAAAATAACTTAAAAACTGATCTTGATCCTACATTAAGAGTTGATTTGAGCAATAGACATATTGAAGAAGTGCAAGGCGCTAGCGGTGGTAGTTTAGTAGGTGAAGGTGACGGTAGAAAAAACGCTGCAATGTTACCGCTTGATTATAATGATAGAAAATCACCTTATTGGAATAGAAATGATTTAGGCTGGGGATTTTATTCTAACAGTGGCGGTGGTATAGCTTATGATTCTCAAGATAATCCAAAGTATTATGGACCACCTTTACCTCAAGTTTGGTCGGTTAGCGCAATATCTGAAGTTGATGGTGATTATGGTGGTAGACTAACAGATGAGAAAGCTTTGAGAGAAGCTATGCTTAGATTTACGTATAGATACCAATATGAAGACAATGAGTATTCTGGTCTTGCACCTTTTACAACTGTTATTTGGAGAACATTAAATCAAAAAATAGACTGGCCAAATTATTATATATCTTTAATAAACGAAATAAAAAATTTAAGATTAATAGACTGGAGGCCTAAAAACTTACCTCAAGACGTTAGAGCTGTAGAGTTGTTTGTTAAAAGCGAAGAAGCGAATAATATATATTCTGTAAAAAAATATGATTATAGAGACGGTGAGTTTAACTTGCCAGCTAACGGATCATACACTGGGCTACATCCATTTAACAGCAATACTTTAGGATTAACATTAGATCCAAATCAAATATTAAGACCTTTTGACTCTGTGCCGAGAAGTGCTAAAGCTCAAGAAGTGAGTGCTAATAGAATAATATATGGAAACTATTTAAAAGATTATAATTTAGATGAATCAGCTGCTGATGTTGTTAACAATGAGTTTGCTACTATTGATACTAATATAAAAGTAGATCTTGAAGTTGGATTATCTACTTATGTAAACCAAATTCAAGGAGAAGTAATTGGTCCTGATGGTAATCCTATATCTGTAGGTGTTAGCTCTGATGACGGCGCTATAGAAATTTTTGAAGAAGCCTATTCAGGTGTTAATGCTAATTTTGGTGTACCTCAAGAGTCTATTAAATCATATAGGTCTTACCAAATAGGTATTGTGTATAGAGATGAGCTTGGTAGAGAAACACCAGTATTAACCAATAGAAGAGCTGTTATAAAAGTTAGTCCAGAAGATGCTAAAAAAACGCAAAGAATAACTGTTGCTGTTAAAACTCCACATCCTACTTGGGCTAAATCTTATAAGTTTTTTATTAAAGATATTTCTTTAGACTATCATGTTTTGCCATTAGAACAAATTAGACATTTTGTCCAAACTGATAGTGATGACGATACTAGTGTTGAGGCTATAAACGCAGGGCTAACATCTAAAAGTAATAGTATACTAGTGTTTAGCTCTGATCATAGAAATAAAGTTCAAGAGGGCGATATACTAATACAAAAAAGAGCTCATAGAAAATCTGGATCGCCAGACCCAGTTCTTTCAAACGTAACAAATCATTACGAGCCAGACAATCTTACTCTTGAATATGAAGTTCAAAAAATAAGAAATGAAGCGCCAGACGAACTTACGCCTGATTTAGGTCTTGAGGCTGATGATGACGCAGAGTTTGAAGGCAAGTTTTTTGTTTTTGTTAATACTGACAGACCTTTAATAGTAAACAACGATATAGGTCAACTGCCTGGTCCAAACACAGCTAAAACGCAAGCTGTCTTTGAAACACTTCCAAAGCCAAACTACGACGTAGACTTATACTACGAAGCTTCTCAAGCATATCCAATAGTTTTAGATGATGAAACCGACGAGCAGTTCGTTAAAGTAGGTCGTATGGTAGAAGCATATAGATATACAGCTTTCATTGGTGATGTAGGCGGTGCTTTAGGTTTAAACAGCGCTGCCGTTATAGGTGATACTGTTTTTCCTCAGCTGTACACGAACGACTCTGACGGTGATGGTGGTGTGAGTATTTTCGATACAGAAGTAACGCCAATAACAGTTGTCAGTGTTAGAACTAACGTTGGAAGACATAGTATAAATGATGATTTATTTACAGAAATAAAACTAAGTGCACCGGTTACTTTAACTGTACCTGCAAATCCAGATCAATTAGTTTTAAAAATTCAAGAACATAGAGGCAGTAGATTAAACGTTGGAGAGTATATATATGTAACGCTAGCTCAAAGTGTTGTTGATAGTGATACCATACTTGTTAGAAGACATACGCACTTGTCTAACTTTAGCTTAACAAACAACATTGTTACTCCTATAGCTTTACCCTACTATAATTGCTTTTGCTTTGGAAACGGTATAGAAATATCTACTGCTAAAAACTCTTTTAATGGCGCTAGAATACAAAAAGGAGTTAAAGCTTCTAGTATATATGATGATTACGCTCAAGTTAAAGTTGGAGAAGGTTTAATATTTTCAGGCATATATAATTCTTATAGTAGCTTTAATGAAACTAATCAGTTTATAGAAGCACTAGGCATAACAAAAAGATTTAATCCTGACCATGGAGACGTACAAAAATTGTTTTCAAGATCTAATGACTTATTAGTTCTTTGCGAAGATAAAGTTTTAAAAGTATTAGCTAATAAAGACGCAATATTTAAAGCCGATTCAAATCCTGATTTAATAGCTACTAATAGAGTTTTAGGTCAATCTATCGCTTTTGATGGTGAGTATGGTATATCAAATAACCCAGAGTCTTTTGCTCATTATGGGTTTAGATCTTATTTTACAGATTCTAAACGTGGGGTTGTTATAAGGCTGTCAAAAGATGGTATGACTATAATATCAGATCAAGGTATGGACTCTTATTTTAAAAATCATTTATGGAACACTAGACAAATTCACCTTGATAATCAACCGTCATTGCGCAAATATATATTTGGATCTTATAACATTGATAAAGGCGAGTATTTAGTTTCTGGCACAGGCTTTACTTTGCTTAACATTGAAGATCCAATTGAAGAAGGATTAACAGTTGCTTGGGATGAAAGCTTAAACGCTTGGACATCGTTTAGAACTTATACTACTATTGGTCAAGGTTATAGCTTAAAAAATCAATACTTTACGCCTTTTACCACTAGAATATATCACCACGATAACCCTGGTGATTTTGGTCAATATGGTATTCACGATGGTTATCATAGTGGTCAGCCTAATAGATTTCATGATCCAAGAGTTGCAGTTGTATACAACGAGCTACCTGGCACTGTTAAAGATTTTACTTACGCAAACTACGAAGGTACTCAGGCTAGAATAGAGCAAGACTACAATGATGGTTATTTATCTACAAACGCTGACAGAAGTGGCTGGTGGATAAGCTCTATTAGATCTGATCTTGAAGCAGGCATGTCTATAAACTTTAAAAATAAAGAAAACAAATGGCATAACTATCTAATGCCTCTAGGCATAATAACAAGACAAGTCCCAGCTATAGACTATGATTTTGAAAGATTTATAGTTGTTGGCGAGCCTGTAGGATTTGAAACAGATACCGGTATAGGAGGTAATAGTTTAAGAATAAAGTTTTTAGCTAACAATGTGTTAGAGCCAGATGACCAATTTGGTGCAAACTACGTTAATACAGGTAGAGTAGATTTATCTCAAATAAATCCAGACTGGGGAATATTTCTTTTAAGATTACCAGATGGTTTTGAAGATGGTACAGAAGAAGGATCTACAACTATTAATCCTGGAAGTTGGGAAAATTTAGGTTTGGTAGCAGGTCTAGCTCCTAATACAGATCATGGTTTTTCAGAAACACATATAGATACTACTCAGCTTTCTAATGAACAATGGGCGGTTATTACAGCTGATCCATTATTTGACGGAACATATACTCTAGATATAAATGGTCCAAGATATTTAATTGCTTTAGCTCCTCTAGTTACAGAAAAAGCAGGCGGAGTAAAAGGCTATTATGCTAGAACAGTGTGGAGAAATAATGATTATGAAAACAAATCAGAGCTTTTTGCTACAGCCTTAAACGCTATAGAAAGCAGCAAATAGATGTAATAATAATATAATAAAAGAATAAAATGAAAAGTGAAGAGTTAAATAGTCCGTTGCAGCAAAGCTTTAGTGATGTTTTTAGTGGTGCTGTACAAGGCGGTGTTGCAGGTGCTAAATCAGGTAGTCTTATTGGCACTGGTATAGGTGTTTTAGCTGGCGCTGCTGGAGGCTTTTTAACTGGTAGAGCTAACGATGCTATTGAAGAAGAGTTAGCTGAAAAAGAGCAAGATTTTAACAAACAATTAGAAGCTTTCACAAGTGCTGAATTAACAAATCCTTTTGCAGGTTTGACTAACACTTTTGCTGGTCTTGAAAACCCTTTAGCTAAAATATCTACAGAGAATAAATTTGAAGACTTAACTGTTAATTTAAAATCTGCAGATTACCAAAGACAAATGGCTGAAGAGTCTCAAGCTGCCATACTACAAACAGCTAGAGCTGGAGCTGGCGGTGCTGGTGGTATAGCTAGTATTGCTGGTCTTTTAGCTAAACAAAACGCACAAGTAAGACAACAAATAGCAGCAGATATTGGTTCTCAAGAAGCTCAAAACGAAAGATTAAAAGCACAAGGTGCTGAAAATGCTAGACAAGTTGAAATGAATATAGGCAGAGCACAATTAGATCTTGATAAAACAGAAGCTCAAGCTGGCATGACTTTGCAACAGCTTCAAGCTCAAGGTGCAATGGACACTATGAAGTTACAAGAAGATAGAAAAGCTTTAGCACTAGGCTTTCAAGCACAACAACTTGCAAGTGATACTGAAGCTGCAACTGCTGAAACAGAAGCAAACAACCAGCTACTTAGCAACGTGCTAAGCTCAGCTCCAGATATTATAGAAGCTTTTAGCTAGATTAAATAAAATTATGTCATTAAACTTTTTACAAAAATCATTAACAAGACTTAGTGAATCTCAAGGCAAGTTTCAAGCTGCTAGAAGCACTGAGTTTGTTCGATACATTAATAAAGCTGTAACAGATTTATCTGAAGAAGCTAGTGGTGTTTTAGAGCAAACTGAATCTGCTTATAATGAGTATTTAAAGCAGTCAGATCAACCAGTGTCTAACGAAATAAAAGATCTGCAAAATTATGCTAAAAATTTATCTAAAAAACCTTTAAAAATAGATATTGCAAATAGTCCTGCTGTTAATAAAACTTTAGTAGAAGAAATAAACATAGATAACGAAGAAGCTTATAGATTAATTAAAAGATCTAAAAACCCTTTTATTAGTAAAGATAAAAAATTAGAAGAGTCTAATCAACTAGCAGAAATTAAAAACAAATTTAAAGTTTATAAAAAAGATAAAGATATTATAAACGAACTTTATGCTTCTGCAGTAGGCGCTCAAGAAAATCCAGATCCAAATCCAACTAGGTTAGAACAACTTATACATACTCAATTACTAGATGGTAGTTTTAAAGATAATGTAGTTTGGAACCCTACTATTGAAGGTGAAAAACAGTTAGGCGGATATTATAAAGACGGTGAAAAGCTTGTTAAACTAGAAGATATAGGTACTGTAAACAAAGTAGATTTAGAGTTTGAAACTCAAATGGCAGAGTTTGTTAACGATGCTAGAAAACTTGGTGCTGCAAACAACTGGAACGATGACTCAAGAAGAGAGATTATTAGTGGTATGATAAATTTAGCTAAATCAAATCCTTCTGCTTTGCGCCCTATTATATTTGGAGGCTTTACAGCTGATAGAACAGAAGGCGCTGAGTCTGCTTATGCTACTATATGGTTAGATAAACTATTAGCAGATAATAATTTAACCTCAACAACACCAGCTCAAAGAGATGAAATGCTTGATGTTTTAAAAGATGAAGACTTAACAGATGCTTTTTTAAATTACTTTACAGACTTTATAGATAATAATGCTAAAGCTACTATGGCTTTAAACAATAACAAGCCAAATACTGATACAAAAACCGGCGCTAAATTTAGTGCTAACGCAATTAACGAGTTTAATGCTTTTGTAGAGTCTTATAACTTGCCAGCTGGCTCTTCAATAAATATACCTGGCACTTCTATGTCTGCAAGAAGACTACCTGGCACCGGCGATATTAATAAGTATCAAATAATGGAGAAAGGTAATCCTATAACTTTAGCAAATCAAAAGCCTTACATAGTGTCTGAAAAAGAGCTTTTAACTATAGCAGAACTTCCAGATCCTTATAGAAAAAAGCTTAAAAAGCAAAAAAGTGAATATAAAGGCATACCGCTGCGTGACGCTGAGGCTTCAGAAAAATTAACAGTTAATGATTTTGAATCATTTACTAATCAGTTACTGAATAAATAATATAATTTTATGGATAAAGAATTAGAACTAGAAGTTCAAAAGCTAATTGATGCTGGTAAGTCTAAAACAGAAATAGAGACTTATATTACAGACTACGTTGAAGCAAAAAAAGAACAAGCTCCCCAGAAAGTGGATGCCCCTGCGGAGCCAGAAAGTACGGCATCCAAGCCGGTAGATTTTTTATCGGAATCCAAAAGCTATAAGCCTTTTAATCCTTTAGATATATCTGGTGATTTATCACTAGCTGTTGATCCTACAGGTGGTGTTGGTGCTGCTGTTGAAATGGCAAATAGTGTTGTTACAGACGAAGAGTTTGAACAAATACAAATAAACAAAAAACAAAAAGAAAACGAAACTTTAGCTCAAGATAAAGCTGACGCTGCAGCTGATGGCCCGTTGTTGTTTTTAGATTTTAGCCAAGAGCTTGGCGGTGTTATTCCTGGTATTGAAATGACAAAAAAACCTGAGGTTAGACCAACAATTGACGGGCAAACAAGATCTGCTGAAGGTTTACCGTTTGTGAGTGACGAGCTTGACGGTTACTGGGATTACACAGACAGGCGTTTTGGATCACAGAGAGAATATATAAATTCTCTTTGGCAGTCTAAGTATCTAAACGATTTAGAAGCTGTTAATAGTGATAAAAACAAGCTTAACGAAAAAGTAAAAGAAATTAGTATAAACTACTTAGACTTAGACGTTGATAAAGATATAGCTGAGTTAAATCAAAAAATAAAAACTTTAGCTGACGGTACAGTTAAAGATGAGTTAATAAAGCAAAGAGACGCTAAGTTTAAAAGCAAAAACTACGTGCCGCTATTTGAAGAAGACGGTAGTACTAAAGGTTTTATACAAGAACAATATGAAGAGCAAGCTCAAAACGATGCAGATGAGTTTCAGTTAGACGAGCTAGAGCAATCAAGATTAAACTTGTACTATGAGCTTGTAGAGCTAGGTAGTTTAGGTGCTCAATTTGATGGTAAAAGACCTGTTAAAGACGAAAGAATACTACCTTATGTTGGAAAATCAATTTTAGGTATTAAAGGTGCTCAAAGTGCAGTTGAAAAAATAGGTGGTGCTGTAAGAGAATTATTTGGTGCAGAAGACACTTATTATGACGATGTAAAACTTCTTGAATTTATATATGACAACGACAAGCTCCCTGCTAATCTAACTACACTCCCAGGAGAATCTCAAATAGCTCAAAGATTTAATGAAACTTTAAGTAAGTTTAAAATAGCAAATAGAGCTATTGAAATAAAAGCAAATTTAGCTACGCTAGAAGAAGAAAGTATTTGGCTTGAAGGATTAGATCGTTTTACTAAAAACATAACTGATAAAGGAACTAATTTTACAGAAAGAAACGACGAAGCTGTAGATTTATTTACTAATTGGTACGCTGAAGCAACTGGCACTACTTTTGACAAAAATGAAGTTTTTAGACCAGGAACATCATCAAGTAGAGCTATACAAGAAATAGCTAAAAACGGAGCTGCAGACTTAACAGAGTTAGTGCTTGCTATTGCTGTTACTAATAAACTGCCAGTTGGCACAGTTACAAAATACGCAAAAGCTGGTAGAGGCATGATTGAACAAACGGGTAAAGCTGTTACTTTTCAAAAAAGATTACGTGACAGTAGAGTGGCTTTACAAAAATGGGCGTTAAGAGGTAATAAAAGCAAGGCGTATGAAAAAGGTGTTAAAGTAAGTTTAGGCGCTGCAGATGAAATAGTAAAGCTAGGTCTGGCTGATGTAGTTGGTGGTGGTTTATTTAATTCAGAAGGCTTTGTTTTTAATGATCAAACAGGTGATGTTAACTTAACTTTTCCAGGAGCTTTAGGCGCTGGTAATGTTATGGCTCAAAGTTTAATTAAAAGAACGATGGCTACTAAAATACCTATACTAACACCTATATTTGCTAATGCTAATAGATCTAAAACGTTAAACGCTTTTATGGGCGCAAACGTGTCGGCAGGCGTTGGTACATCAACATTAGTTTTTGCAGAGCGAGTAGATGAATATTATAGAGAGCTAATAAATGATAGACAGTTTTTTGAAGCTAAAAAATTAGAAGAAACTGATCCTGTGCACCACTTTGTAGGACACTATATAAACATGTTTATGATTGGTGGTCCTAGAACTTTAGGTAAACTTAGTAAAGCAATGCAAAGAGATGTTTTGCGATTGTCTAACAAATTACCTGGCACCGACAAAGCCGGAGCGCTGTTAGGCATAAAACATGGGGCTGAGCCAAAAGATATTGATGCTGCTGTTCAAAGAAAAATAAATGAAATAAAATCTAATAAAAATTTAGATAAGTTTCAAAAAGAAGAGCAAATAAGTGAGGTTAGAAAAGCTGGTAATAAGCTACAATATTTACACGAGTACAATACAGCTATTACAACAGCTAAGTCTCACGGCAACTACATGAAGTTTTTATCTGATCAGTCTGTGCTTCTTAATAAAATAAAACAAGGCGTTGAGCTTACGGCTAAAGAAAAAGAGCAATTAGCTAATTTAAAAGAATATGAGTTTGATTATATAAAAGCAGAGCTTGGTGTTGGTAAAAATTCTATTGAAGGACAGTTGTTTGACCTTAAAAAGAAAAACTTTGAAAACATAGTAGAGTCTTTGAATGCTGAGCGAATACAAGGCCCGCAAAGAGAAAACATTATTAATTTAATGGATCAGTACTTAAAAGTAAAAGACAGAAAAATAAACTTAGAAGGTACTCTTAATAAAAGACCTGAGCTAGAGGGTGTTGTAAAAGAAAAAATAAATAAAATAAACGAGCAGCTAAAAGAAATTACAGACAAAATTGGTATAGAAACTAAGTCTTTTGATGCCGTGTTTGAGCGAATGATTGAAGGTGAAGTAAACATGGTTAAAGCAGCTGCTAGCGAAATGGGTATTAAAGGTTTTAATGCGCTTAATGGTAGTGGTTTTGCTAGGTTTTTAATGTCAACTGGTAGATATACTCCTGAGGCTGCTATAGCTGAAGCTATGAAAAGTTCTGGTGTTTATGATCCTGTTAAAGATCAGATATACCTTAATATGACTAGAATAAAAGAAACTCGAAGCTTAGGTGATCCGCTGCATGAGTTAGGCCACGCTATACTTAGAAAATCTTTAAAGGGGCCTGATGGTAAAATAAGTAGTGAGGGTATAAAAATAATAGATCAATTTAGAAACTCTTTAACCGCTCAAGAGCAACAAATCATTAATGAAAGAGTTAAAAGAAACTATAATCCTGACGGAACTAGAAATAAAAACGAATACTACGAAGAGTATTTAATGGCTTGGTCTGATGCTGTTAAAAACAGAGAAATTACATATAACGCAACTACTGGTCAAAAAATATCTGATGTATTATACCCTGTTCTTTCAAAAGCTGGATTTGGAACTAACTTTGCTAAAACAGATATAAACGGTGAGAATATATTTTTATTCATGCAAGCGCTGCAGCGTGCTAGCTTAAAAAAAGGTTTACGTAAAGATATTATTGAATTTGGTAAAAAAGCTAGAGAGGGCGATGTTAAAGGTGAAATGCTTCAGTCTAAAAATATTACTAAAGAACAAGCAGAAAAAGTTGCAGAAGATTTAAACAAAATAAATCAAATAAAAAAAGCTTCTAATGCTTTTGCAGAAAAAAAAGGTTTAAATGCTGCTGAGCTGTTAGAGAGCGATCCAATTTACCAAAGAGCTTCTCAAAGAATAAAAGAAAATATTAGCGAAACAACAGGTAGATTAACAACAACTTTAACTAAAAGGTTATTTGACCCTATACCCGAAGACTTTACTAAACCTTTAGGCGATACTAAAGACTTAGCTAGACAAAACTTTCAAGAGTCTTTAAAGTCTGAGCTTGAGCAAATGGTTATAAAAGAATACAAAGGCAAGCAAGAGTTAGAAAAGTTTATAGTAAATAGAGGTTTTTTAAGAGCTCAAAGCTTAGCTAAAAGACTAGGTGTAATACAAGAGGTTGCTGAAGGCACAGGTAAAGAAAAACAAATAGCAGATAAGCCTGGCATGGTACAGCAAGGCAACAGATTTTTGTTAGATATGGCTGAAACTGCTGGTCCTAGAGTAAGAGAAGCTACTCAAAAAGTATATAAAGAAATAGCAGAAAGCGTTGAAGCGCAAAAGCAAGCTGGTAAACCAGAGGCTGAAATAGTTCCAGGTAGCTATAAGCAAGTTAGCCCTAAGTATTTATCAGAACTTATAGAGTCTTTTGTAGTTGGCAAAAGAGCTGAAGTTAAAGGCCAAGAAGTTATTGGCGATAAAGCAATGTCTGATCGTATTGTAAAGCAGATACAAACAAAGCAACAGCTAAATAATAACGAAATAGCTATATTAAAAAAGTCTATAGGTGATAATTGGTTAATGTTTGATGCTGCTTTGCCTCAAGGTTTTACTATAACAGGTGAAGCTACAATGGGTAGAATAGGTGGTTTAAAGTCTTATTACAATGAGATGACTCAAAGAGCTACTCAAGAAACATTTGGCATAGCCGCAGCTCCTTCAGGTAGAAAACCTTTTGTTAGAATAAAAGGCATGAACAAAGAAACTTTCATGCAGCCATTAGAAGCTATTACAAAGGGCTCAGAAAGTGGACCATTAAAAAGCATGCTAGTTGAATATGTTAGAGCTTTTGAAAATCAAGCTATGAGATCTAGACTAGATCCACTAGGTGAAGCGTTTAGACATTTAGCAGATGGTAGATCGCCGTATTTATTTAGCGTTAATGAAAAGACAGGTATGTCTATAGCTGATTTAATGCAGCGAGGCGTAGCAATAGGCTCTATAAGATTACAAACTAAAGACTTAATAGAAGCTTTTGGTAGACCTAATTACGAAAAAATAGCTAGAGAAAAGCATCCAGCTGTAGTTGATTTAGTTGAAACGTTAATGCTTAATAGAAATGAAACGTT